GTCCTAAGAAACCAGCTTTCTCTTTAATGTCCTTAGTAATGTGCATTGTCTTAGGATCATTAGCAGTGTAACTTAGTTTGTATCCCTCCTCATTTGCAGATACAACATAAGATGTATATGGCCCTACTGGCACATTAATATTTGGTATCTTACTTTTCTCTCTGGTCGCTATGTAACCTATCATTCCGATGTGTGACACTGCAAAAAGACTACCAACCACACCAAACGATATCCATTTCCATCTGTTCATAATCCCACATTATGTACTGTGTATTATATAGGCATAAAAAAAAGAGACCCATTTGGGTCTCTTTGTAAGATTGTAATTATCTGAATTACATTAGGTTTGCAACCTTTACTCTTCTGTAGTAACGGTTAGCGTTGGATAGAAGTCTTCCAAGACCTTGGTTAGATACGTTACCTTCTGCAAATGGGTTTGCAACGATTCCGTAACGAGTCTTAAAGCCAATTTTTGGTTGGAAGGTGTCTTGTCCCACTGCTCTTACCATCTGTAGTGGTACATATGGGCAGTAGAATAATCCAGCGTCATAAGGGTTAGTACCTTTGTAACCAACAACGTAGTACTGATTAGCGTCATTGTTTGCAGCGAATGGATCGATGTAAACTTTGTACTTACCAGCTAATGTACCAGCAAATGTATTACCAGTGTCATCAACGTTTAAGTTAGCGTTAAGTGCAGGGGTGTAATCAAGGATTCCAGCCATTGTAAGAGCTGAAGCAACGTCGGCAGAGCATAGAACCACGTTGCCCTTTCCGCGACGAGTTCTTTGTGCGATTTGGTTCGCATCTCTTTCGATCTGGAATAGAAGTCCTTTGAACTTCTCAACTGACCACCTACCATTACTGTCGGTGTCTAGGTCGAATGTTCCAGCAGTTGCAGTGTTGATTGTTGCACCTTGCTCTGCGACCTTGTAGATAGTACGGATAACTTCTCTGTTGATCTCTGCAAGTATCTCTGTTGAAAGGATATTTGCGAGTTCAGACTCAGCGTTTAATCCGTGAATTGCCTTAAGGTCTTGAGCCAATTCTAAACTGTACTCAGCTTTGAGTGCTCTGGACTTCGCAGTCACAGTAACTTTCTCAATACTGAATGCCATTTCGTTGAAGGCATTACCAGCAGCGTCTCCGAGTGCCTCAGAGTCACCTGTTACCATACCTTGTCCAGTGTTGTATGCAGCAGTAGTTGCTGATCCAACTGGGTTTAGTGCGCCTGGGTTTGATCCCTTCTGAGGTGAAGTTGTACCGAAACCAGCAGCAACATCTGTAAATCCAGATGTAAGATTCTGTGAACTGTTCTGTCCAGAGAATGATGTATCTGGTTCATCGAATAGTGCCTCATCTCCACTCTGATTAGTGAATCTGGATCTCATCGCAAAGATAAGTCCTGTAGGGCCACTCATTGGTTGAACACCAGCAAGGTCATATGCGACCAAGTTTGGCATTGCACGACGGATGAGTGAGATAAGAACTGGGTCGAAACCAGCAACAGGGCCGCCTGGTGCAGAACTACCTGTAAATCCACCTGTTCCAGCGGAGTTAGTTGGTGATGCCTCTGTTAAGCTTTGGAAAGCATTCTCTTCTCTGAGCATTTGCTCTTGGTTTTCAAGGAGAACAGCAGTAACATTACGTCTGTGTTGATCCTTAATCGCATCAGACCCTTCGTGGTCTAGAAGCGGCGCCCACTTTTCAGTGAGCTGTTGGTAATTGATGTTTTGTTGCATCGTTTTGTAAGGGTTGGTTGTTAAAAATTAACGAGTTCCTATTTCATACGTCCAAGTGCATCAAGATAAGCTGCCATTGCGCCAGTTGCTGGCTCTGTATGTGCTGCTTCTTCCTTAAGTTCTTGAGGTGCGGACGCTGTGGATGGTGTTTTCTTCTGTCCGAAATAAGATTCTTTCAGAGTTTCGATCTTTCCACGATAGGATTCTTCACTTTCAAACTCAACACCTTCTGCAAGACTTTGTAGTTTTTCCTTTTGGGATACTGCAAGTCCTTCAGCAACGTCGTTAAAGATAGAATCGGCAGTTGATTCACTAAGTCTTTGATTTAGTGCAACGTTCTTCTCTATCTGCTCGTTGAGCTTACTTTCCATTTCATCAAGTTTGTCCACCATATTCTCTAGGACATCATATTTATCTTCAGGTAGGGTTACATAATGTTCTTCAAAAAGCTTTTTCATGCCTTCCATGAATGATTCTGTCATCTCAGTCTTGATTCCTCTTTCGACTGCGAGGGCATTTTCTTTCAACCATTCGTCGGCGACATATTCGAGGTATGCATCAGTTCTCTCTGTGAGTTCAACTTTAATTTCTTGAACTTCCTCGTTGAGTTTCTTAGCGTACTCTTCGTTCAGTTGATTTTCGATATCTGTGATCTTAGCATTTATAGATGCCTCAAAGATCGTTTTTGCTTTCTCTCTGAATTCCTCAGAAAGTTCCTCGCCAGCAAGAAGTGCGTTAACATCTTCTTCGATTGCGGCGTTTAGATCGACTTTCTCCTCTTCAGCAACTACCTCTTCACCCTCTTTAGCGGGCTCTTCGGCAACAACTTCTTGAGTCTCATCGACTTCTGCCTCTTCGGCATATTTTGGTGCAGTAGGCATAGGATCAGCTTTTCCAGCGTTCTTTGTTATCACATCCTTAACTTGCTTAATAGTCGCTGTTGGCGTCTTAAGCATGTTACTGTTGTCATCAGGCTTTGAGTTCTCAGGTGTAGGCCCACCAAGATCTTCAACAGCACCTTGACCATCTGGAACGTAGTTTGGTGTGGTTGGCATTGGGTCGCCCTTAGCTGCTCCACTATTTACAGCGGTATTGGATTGCTGTGTCTTTACTTCCATTTCTTGTAAATCTCCACGAGACATTTTGAACTCTCCGTCTAAAAACGTGTTAGATATCGTATAATCTATGTTTATTTATTAAATCAGAGATTTGATAGGAAGTTCTGGAAGATTTCCAGTTTCTTCTCGTCAAGTTGTTTCTGATCTACTAATTTATTTATAGTTTTTTGAGTCTTCTCAATGACTGCCTCTACTGCCTTCTCAGGTTCAACAGCTGCAATCGCTGGGTGAGTCATAGTTTTTTCTTCTACAACTGCAATCTGTGATTCTCTTGCTTTGAGAATTCCAGCTTCCCAGACCCAATCAACTCCCTCCATAATACCATTCACAAATGCGTCTGGTGCTGAAGGATCTGCTACTATATCAGCAGCAGTTGCAAGCATGAAATCTTCACCGACAACTTTGTAGCCTTCGCTAGTGTCTTTAAGACTTCCCATTCCTCTTGATGATACTCCAAGAGTAACACCGTCATTTAATAATGACTGTGCGATTGTACCCATAGGTGTATTGAGGAGTTGTGCTTTTCCTACAAAATTAGTTCCTTCTTTATGAAGGTCTACTATTTTGTGAGATACTCTGTCAAGATTAACCGTTGGCCCTTCGGGGTGTCCCAACTCACCAAGAGCACGACCTTTGCCTACAAAAGCTTCGTTGTATCTTGTTACTTCTTTTTCAAGAGTTTCCACAGGATAAAAACGTCCATTTCTGTTCTTAAGGTTTCCTTGTAAAAAGATACCCTCAATAAACATATTCTTCTTACCGTCTTTTTCTTCGATAAGAACCTTGGCGGTTTCGATCTCTTCTGTGATGAGTTTCATTAGTTAAGCCTCAGGTTGTTCTTCTTCTACTTCATCATCTACAGGCTCTGCCTCAGCGACAGGTGCTTCAACTTCTGCTGTATCCTCAACAGAACTAGGTGTGCCAGGTGCTTCGTCTGGCTGATCCTGTACCTCTTCCTCATCATTAAGATAGGGATTTGGCCCACCAAACATGTCAGCGGTGACTGCTGGTGTTACAGTATTGATATTCTCTTGTGACTTGGCATAAAGGATCTCTTTGATCTTATCATGCACATCAGCCTGAGCATTATCAGCTGCAATCATGTCAATTAAATCATTATCCATAAGGGTTAATATAGAATAGGATTACTTATTATTTATATTTCTCCGCCTTGAGGCATTTCTGGCGCCTCTGTGGCACTACCATCTATGCCAGGTTCTACTGGAGCACCCATACCCATAGGATCAGGATTCATTGCCCCGCCTGGAAGTTGTTCTGGATGTACACCCATCTCAAGTTGTTGAACTTCCATAGGATCTGCAATAATACCATCTTTTATTTCTTTCTTCATTTGTTTGTCAATCTCTATGATCTCCTCGTCTTTTTGTTTTAATATATGTCTCCTTACATAATCAGCTGAGAAATATTTTCCGACATAAGGATCGACAGCTGCAACAACTCCCAATCTTTCATTCATTAACTCAGATTCTTTGAGTTCTGCAAAATGATTATCGTAAACAAAATCAAATTGTATATGATCTGATAGAATTTCCCAATCTTCTGGAGTTACAATGTTCTTAAGAATACATTGTGTCTTAAGCATATCTAAGAATAGATGAGAAAATCTCTTTCTCATTCTACCAACAAACTTTGTGAACTTGATCTCATCTCTGAGTATCTCAGATGATCTACCTAAGTTAAATCCTTCACCTGATCCAGCTATACGAGATTCTGGAACTCCAAGAGCTCTGTATAGTTTCTTCTGGAAGTATTCTATATCAGATAACTCACCTAAATTTTGTCCGCCAGGCAATGTGGTGATTTCAGTTCCTCTGCCGCCCTCTCTTCTAGGTAGCCAGAAATCTTCAAGCATACTCATATGCTTTCTGTCATCACGGATTTCACCTGTGCTTGCATCATATACAAGTTTATTTCTATAACGATTCATCACCTCTTTAAGGTATTGTTCCGCTTTGATCTTAGGTAAGTTACCCACATCAATATAGAATATTCTTCTCTCAGGAGCTCTTGATAATCTGTATATGACAAGACTATCCTCAATCATTCTGAGTTGATTCAGTGCCTTGATTGACTTATGCAAGTAAGAAAGTATAGTTTGTTTATTTCTATCTACTAAACCAGAGTGGCAGAAAGTGATAGCATCTGGTGCAATCTTTACTGGTTTTTGTCTACTTGAAAATGGACTCTGACCAATAGCACCTAGAGCATTTTTAGCTTGGTGTTGATTTGGATCATATTGATAGAACTCTTCTATCTCTGGAGATTCTATCTGATCTGGACTGCTTGCGTTGACCTGTGCTATAGCACCCTTTAGAGTAGGATCTACTTTTAATCGTCTTACTAACTTTATTTTTAAGGGATCAATATATCTTACTTCTTTAATTCCTTCTTCTGGTTTCTTGATATCTATTACCTTATGATAAAATATTCTACCATCAACATACCAGTTCCTTAAAATCTCATGGCACTTACTATCAAAGTCCATGATTTCTTTTACTTTTTTAAATTCTTCTCTGATTAATTCTTTTAGCTTCGCAGATGCTGGAAGATTCTCCAAATCGAGTTCGACAGGAGAATCATTCTGGTCTGAAACTATTGCTTCATTTATTATATCTTCAATGGCAGAGTCCACTTCTGGATGCAGTGCCATTTCTCTATATCTTTTTATTAACTCGTATTCTGACTTAAATACACCATCAATATCTACATACTGGCCATAGAAACCACTCGAAACATAATAGTCCGATGAGTCCTCCCGATTCTGAGGAACAGGAGAGACGACGTTCTTATTTTGATCGTCGTCTTTCTCTATTTTAAAACCAAATAATTTAGCCATTAACTCACTACTACTGGGCTGTCCCAGTTATTTATCAATATATTATAACACGAATATTATGTTATGTCTACTGGTTCTGATTGTAACCTGTTAAGAAGGAATCTGTATCCTCTCCTCTGTAGGCATCCCACCACTGGACTTGTAGAT